TTATATTTCATTCCTCCCGGATAAAACGACCTGGAAACAAAATAATTTAATTTGCCTCTAGAATCATAACTAGGTATAATTATTCTATTAATATATTCACCGGTAGTACAATAACCAATTCTATATCGAAAAATATCATCTACCGTAACTCCACGATTCAATAAAAATCTAACCGCATTTCTATAATCTGGTGATTTCATATCAGGAATCCATAGTGGCGTATATGCCGGCGGCATTGTTACTTTTTCATGTACAACATCCGCTTCAAATACACCAGAATCATTATCCTTTAACAGTAAGCTAAGTTGTTTTCTAGATTCTTTAGGAGCTTCTATCTTCTTTAATAAAGTATAAAAGGTCTTTCCGGATTCATTACATACCCAGCATCTCCAGTGTTGTAATCCTAAATGTATTTGTAATTTTTTCTTATGGTGATTACAAAACGGACAATAGAAACTTACATCCGTATTATTCACTCGAGTAGATTCACCTAAATGTTCCTCAAGAAACAACAACAATTCATGGGTATTATTCACCATAAATAAATTATAATAAAAATATGATTAAAAACAAAATTAATCTAACCAAGATTTGGGTATTTCTTTCTCGGCCCATATTATACCGTGTTTATCACAAAAAGCACCGTATGTAGTTTTACTATTCTTAGATATTTTGGTATTGCCTGAAACAAATACTATTCGAATATCCAAATCGGGTCGTTGCTGCTTAATCAACATATGTTTTTTTCTATCAGCAGCTTCCCACCTACCTTTAGCTTCAACTAAAATTCCATTCGGTAATGTGAAATCCGGTATGTATTTGTGGTTTGTAGCAGGTATGATGTAATGTATCTCCGTTATTTCATACACCTCTTTCGGGTTAATTTTATTTTTTTCAAGTTGTTTTGCTATTTCCGATTCAAATCCACTTCTATAACCTTCACGTATTGCCTTACGTCGTTTTTTTGTACGACCGTTCCAGCCTCCTCTTGCCATATAACCTCCTTATTAGATTAATTTTGAACGTCTATACGATCTACCATCCACACATATGTGGATTTATCTTTTTTCATTATGTATCAAATCTAACAATAAAATTCATATCAATATCATCACGTTTTTGTATAGCTTGTCCCAATTTAGCAACCGCTACCATTTCATTTTTTTCATTATACATACCAATAGTGGTTATATATGGAGCTAACGATCCACTACGAAATTCACCTGATATCAAATCAGAATCTGGATTTTCTAAAATCGTAGGATTTAATGTCATATTCATATTATCTTTAGGGACTCTAATTAATATCTCATGTTCCGTAATATCATGTTGTCCTGTATATGATAGACTCCAAGTAATATTATTAATATTGCCATATTTTAAATTAGGCGATGATACAACAACATTGCCGGTTCTATAAAATACATTACCTACTATATTAGTCTGTAACATCGATCCAGATATATAATGTCTATTAGCCAACGATGCAATATTTTCAGAAGTCAATGCAGTATTATATAACCTCACTTCAGCCAATGAACCGGAAAATGATCCAGTACCCGTCATATCTAGACACCCAAACATTATATCACTATTATTATATGTTTGATTCAAAGTATTATCACTACCAGAAGCCTCAATTACGCCATCAATATACAATTGCATTTCACTTCCAGTTTTCTGATAAACGACGTGTCTATATAAATTATCATTAATAGAAATACTAGATGATATTGTTGAAACGAAAGTACCATCCGAACGCTGACAGTGTATTTCGTCACTAGCAGTATCAATATTAATTGAATACGGATACCTATTTCTAAAAATATTCTTACGATTCGTTTCTATTACTCCGGTACTACGATTCAATTCCGTAACGGTCTCTACTCCGCGTTTAGATATTACATAATTATAATCACTACTAGTATCTGTTCCAGATAGTTTCAACCAAAACGACCAAGCAAAATCTCTAGAATTGGCTTGTTTAAATGCCTCTTCATTCGGCGTTAATATATAACTTCCCGTATCCGAAAAATTGGCTACAATGCCTAAACTATTTTGATATGTACCCGTAGTTTTTAATGTAGTATCGTATATAATCGAATTCAATATTGCATTTCTTTCAGGATAAAATACATTACTTGAATATTTCAGTTTACTTTTAATTGGAATACCACTACTCAAATATTTAGTATTGCGGTATTCATCATTAAAACTCCAATATCCCAATAAATTCACACTAGGCGCAAAACTTCCGGTATCTATATTACTGTCTCGCAAATTACCATACCTATCATCATTTAAAGTATATGAAACCTGTGAAGTAGTACCAGTAAACTGCACGCTATTAGGTAAAACACCGTACCCCATTTTAAGGTGTGGTATTGAAATGACACTAGCTGAATAAAATAACAGCTTTTGTGTTCTATTAGAATTGGTATGTTCGTAAGTTCTACCGTATGCATACGGTTCATTATAATATAACTGATTTAATGATTTCCATATCAAAGGCTGATATGAACCATCAAACACATTTATAGGATAACTCGAAGAACTCAACTCTAAAGGATAATATTCATATATCCCTGTATAATATCCATAACCACTCGATGATGCCTCAATATGGCTAACCGTAAAATTAGGAAGTGCAGTTCGTACTCTTCTTTGATAATCGCCTAACCGTATCGGTCGTAGTGTAATTAGCTCGGGCATTCATTTATATTTTTTAATAATCCAATTTAACTTTAAGGTTTACTTCATTAGTAAATGATTTCATTACCGGCTTACTCAATTTTGCAGTTGCAAGTAATTCTTGTCTATCATTATATAAACCTACAGTTGTAATATATGTTCTAGGATCCGTTACGAAGGTAGAATGTAACAACTCGCCTTCTGATCCTGTTACGTAACTAGGATTATTAGAATAATTATATTCTTGATTTTTTACTCTAACGAAATAATACGTAGATTTTACCTGCTCAGCTGACCTTGCTTTAAACCCATACCCGAAATCTGCTGCGGCGCCGCTTATCGCTGTATACATTTTAAATGCGTTATCACCTGCAATGCCTGATCCCGAAACGATATCAAATGAGCAGCTTAAATTCATTAAATCACCATTGATAACAGCAACACCGTGATTGGGATATAATAGTCCATAATAGTGTGGACTTGATGGATTATATACACCATCGGTAATCGAACCAGAAACTAAATTATATATTTTTCCTGCAGATGTTATGGTAGGTGATGCAATTGTACTATCATCTATCAATTTAATTGCCGTACCGCCCGTATTGGTTCTAACATTCGATCCAGTGTGTGCATTATTATTGGCAGCATATCCTAGTAGAGGAGCAATCGGTAATTCAAAATTTCCTTCATCCAATCTCTCCTTCATTCGAGCTCTATTGATATTCACAACGAATATTTGGTCAGAATCAATACCATTGAATGTAAATTTCGAATCATTTGATTCGAGTAACAGCTGCCTATACTGCGAATATATTGCCTTTGCGGGGTAATCACCAATACTAGTTCCGGATTCAGCTGAACCTAAACCAGATATTTGACCATATGCAACTGAAAACTGCGGAGCTGCGGTTTCGTTACTACTAGCACTTTGAAATACTTCATAATAATATGTCTTTTGTGCCGCGGTTTGTGTAGAAGATGTGAAAAAAGTCAATAACGTACCTACATTATTGCTCCACAAACCCGAAGTAACTTCTTCCTCTTGATTAGCAATCATATCACCATCCATAAAAGGCGTATACAGGCCCGTTGCGGCCCCGACAAATCCGGATCTTAGCTCGGATATAGGACCCGAGTTACTTGTTATCCTAGGACCGATGGTAGTAGATATTCCTCTAGATCCAACTACTGTACGATTTTCAAATGTATTAGGTAATGCCATAGTTTAGTTTTATAGAGTTGATGCCACCCCCGGAGTGGTATTCAACGTTTGTTTATTTACAGTTAAATTAATTACAACAGATCCACCAGTTTCATTACCGTATATGGTAATCGTTGCTTGTTTAGCTGATAACGGTTGTGCTTTAGCCGTTATCCTAAATTCTAGACCAGTAACTGCTACACTTTGTGCCGCCTCACTTGAGTCTATATAAGCAGGTATTGTATTACCGGCGACTTGCGGAGCTGCTTTCGTAGCTTCTATCGTTGCTACACTAGAATCACTCAATATTGCAGTATATCCGAATCTAGAATTACCGTTGGTAAAGTTAGCTGTATATGGAATAATTGACGCAATACCAGAAAGCGATGTCAATGTTATTGCAGTCTGTCCTACTTTAACTACAGGTATCCTGACTGTGTTTTTAGGTAATGTTACCAATTTATATTTCATTGTTTGTGATTCGTCAGGTAATGCTTCAACAATAGGTAAATTTTCAATAGCAATTCCGTAATAGGCTGAACCTAACGGATGATTAGGATTCCATAAAGAATAATCGACTTCATCATCACCCAATGCGAATTGAGTTATGTTAAATTCGTTTTGTCCTCTTGCTAATAATTCTCTACCTTTTTTTGTAAGTATAGCATCAACGGTAATAGATGCATTATTCAAATATCCCATACGCTTATTATTTTATAATAAATATGCCTAATATAAATTTTATAGTATACTAAGTGATGAATTATCTGCTCTGTCAGATACAGCTAATTCTGTAGAACCCACATCAATTACTTCAACTACCGGGCCATTGTCTGGAGTCGATGTAGTAGGTACATTAATACCCGGTCCGGTTAACTTACAACCATTATAATATAATCTAGAAATTCCAGTATAGTCATCATCTCTATAAGAAGAATCTGCTAATGACTTTGAATAATATTTATTCATTGATTGACTTACAGCTATATCATATCCCACTAAAAAAGGAGTAGTAGCCCATGCGGCAGAACTACTATAATGAAATATCGTTTTCTTATATATAGAAGAAACTCGATATGAATCTATATACGACCCTGTAGGCGACGCAATTATATCTGGTGTCGATGAAGTTATAGCTGTACCTGTAGATCCACTAAAAAGTATACTAATGTATTTGTAAGTAGATGCTGCATATCTATCACCCAATGTAGATATTGTTGTTGAATAATCCGTATATGACCCAGTAACATTCGAATCTAACTCTAAACTCAAATTAATATTATAATCATTTCTAGTATATGAGGGTCTCTTATGACTAATTACTTTAGATCTTTCAAGAATACTAGGTTCAATTAATAATCCGGATATCAAATTAGCACGAGCCGGAACTAACTGTTTTAATGACTCAAAAAAGGAAAAATCAAATAACGAAAACACACGAATATACGCATTCAAATCATTACGATTATCGAATTTTTTCCAGTACTCATTCGCGAATGTATGTAATTTAGTATATTCAGTTTCAAATTGAAATTCAGGTAATCCGAAGTAATCATCCAAATTAACATAACCAATATGATTATATATATCTTTATTTAACTGATCCTGTGGTGAAAATGCAATTACTAGTTTATTTGAATCAACCGGGCTTCGATCGAATTGACTACGCTCTACTCTATATTCCGGATTCAATGTGCCTATCAAATCACTTGATTCCAATCGAATCTTTTGAGACCTGACATTACTACCGAACGTATCCGGTGTATATGTATAGAAAGTTTCTACATTATCTACATAATGATAACCATCCGGAGGCGACGCTTCAAATCCAGAAGAAGTAGCATATGTATTAGATGATGAATCTATTCCAAAATCCTTTACATTGTAATTTGGATGTGATGATGATATATATACGGTACCAGAATAATTATACCTAATACCATCTACGCCAAATGGGTAATATTTAATTAAAGTATCATATGAACCCGTAGGATTATTTGCTCTATATGCGGCCGGATTTAATATATGATAATTAAAAATATCTTCTGAAATTCGTTCTCTATATTCTTTATAAGATTGTATATATCCATTATATGTATCGGGAGCTGTCGCTCCATTAGTTCCCAATACGCCGCCGATTCGAATATGTTCAAAATCCTTATCTACTGGCCGTGAACACCATAAATTAGATGAAGTCCACTCAGTATCTATAGTAGTGGGTACTGCAAAACTAGAAGTATGTATCACCCTACCAACAATCGAATCACTTGCCTTACCGACGTTGATAGTAACATTAGCAACATATTCTGATGCGCTTGAAGTCATAGGAGTATCGGTACTTATCATCACGTTCCACCAATCCCCATCGAAAATAGGTAAATACTCACTTGATCCCGATGATACGAAGTTCGATCCAGTAATAAGTTTATACGTTAACCTTCCGTAATTTGCAGATCCTGAATAACTACCGGTATGTTCTAAAATCAAATTCCATCCTACCCTCGTTGCTATTCTAGTATGAGCAATTAACGACATACTACCGGTAACTGCAGGCTTGAACCTAAACATAATTGTTCTAGGAGGCACAACATCAGCCGGGTTATTACTGCCTGCAGGAAATACATATGACCAATTTGTCCGAACATATGATCCTGAAATTCGTAATGCATAATTGAATCTATCATCAATCAACGCCGCATCTATAGAGCTGATGGCAGGACCGCCAAATTCTTTGATAGGTACTAAAGTTTTAGGTATCCCATATGTATTTAATAAAGCATCTACCGACCGAGCAGTACCTTTAGTCTTATATATGTATGGTATATTATTGACAATACGACGCCATATTTCTGTAGTATCATTTTCAAACGATTTAGTAAATATTGATCCCGTAGATTGATATGAACCAGAACTCGATGTACCCAACTTATATTTCCATAAGTCTTTAGATTCCTTCCCATTAATCAGTTCCCAGCCAAACGAATTCGCAATAGTAGGTAAAATAGCTTTAGGTATTCCTAGTCTAGGATGTTGTTCTGTAGAATACCGTTTATTCATTGCATCAACATATGACCATATTATATCATAATAATGGCCTATCATATTTACAAATAGTACATATTTGTTATTCAGTGAGTCTTCCCTAATATGTTGTGGTATCGTATTTACCAACGCATTAGAATTTTGTTCATCATACAGTGATCCGGTTGCAATTAATCCAGAATACCAAGTACTACCTAAACTACTAGTACTATGATGTAATATATATGTTCCGTTATTGAAAAATTTTGGAAACGGAGTTATTGTGTATCCTTGTGCTCCTATAAATGACCCAGATACTCCATGAGTAAAATAACTACTAGTAGGCTCGTAATATAACCATTTTTCGAAATCATCAAAAGTGCCAATTACTTCATATTTACGTCTATTATTTATTTCTATATTATTTGCACGTCCAGTTACTAAACTTCCGGATGCATTTTGTAATGATAATATTTGTGCATCATAATATTCAATTTGTTGTAACTTATAATAAAATGTATCAATCCTTTCTTTTGCAGAACCATAAAATACAAAATTATCGAATCCTGAATAATCGATATTCAAATCAATCCCCTGCACAGAACCAGAAAATAACGAATTAACGATATCGCGTTTTACATTATCAACGGTATTCAGTAATTGTGTCCAAGTCTTAAAGTCAGTTTCTCTACTTCGATTATTAGGAATATCGATGTCAAAATTAGGTCCACGTAATGTATTATATACCGGTTCGAATATTCTAGGAATAAATTTGACATAATCAATATACGGGTCAATTAACTCATCAGCAACCCAAACAGTATCTAATATTTCGATATTATTTTCTAGAGGTCTATCTAATTTAAAATAAATAACAGTATCGGGATTTACGTCTACTATGCCAGAATTAATATCATCGGCATATGTGTTAATAATTTTGTATATATTATTATTTCCAAAATTTAATACAAACGAATCAATATATTCACCCAGAGTGCCATTATAATCAGTTCCCGATACAATTGTATAGTTATTGGGATCTAAATACGAATAGGTTCCTACAACTAAAGGGTTTTCTTTCTTAAGTTGTCCAGAGCCCTTTCTAGTATAGAAATCTTGAATATTTCGTATTGTCGAATCTAAAATACTTGA